ATTACGGCCATTGCCGGAACGTCTGACCCGGAAGAGGATCTGGAAGCGGCAGCGGCGGCAATCGGTGATTACAGTGTGACCGGTATTGCACTTTCAAAAGCTTTCGGTTCAAGACTGGCTAAGATCAAAGTGAATGGTGTGCGCCAGTATCCGGAATTCAGGATGGGTGCAAATCCGGGTGCGCTTAATGGAATCTCGTGTGATGTGAACGCTACAGTATCGAAGATCGCAACGGGCGGGACAGCTGACTCAATCATCCTGGGTGACTGGAGCACATTCAGATGGGGATTTGCGGATCAGATGCCGATGGAAGTCATTGAGTATGGTGATCCGGATGGCCAGGGCGACCTGAAGAGAAAGAATCAGGTAGTGCTCAGAGCAGAAGCTTACATCGGATGGGGTATCCTGGATGAGTCCGCTTTTGCGCGAGTAACCGCATACGCGGGCTGATAGTGATCATGGTATGAAAGGGCTGGCCATTCGGCCAGCTCGAAGCATAAGGAGAGAGTATGAGCGCATTTGCAACAATAGATGATATGGTAAATCTCTGGCGTTCTCTTACTGATGCAGAATCGGTCCGCGCAACGTATCTGCTCGAAGCAGCTTCTGATACACTCAGACAGACGGCAAAGAACAGAGGATATGATCTTGATCAGATGATCGAGGATAAGAAAATATATGAGAATGTGGTCAAAGATGTTGTTATAGCAGCAGTGGCCAGAGTGCTCAGATCTTCGACAACGTCTGAACCTGTATCGCAGTTCTCTCAAGCGGCACTAGGGTACTCTATATCCGGCACATATCTAAATCCGCAGGGCGGAATATTCTTTTATGATAACGAGCTCAGCAGATTAGGTCTTAGGAAGAAGCAGAGACTCGGGAGGATAGACCTTTATGATTCAGATACACGGAATCCCAATAGTTCTGTATGAGAGAACCAAAACAGGAGAGGATACCTTTGGAAATCCTGAATATTCTGAAGTCGGGACAACGGTTGAAAATGTGCTTGTCGCTCCGGCAAGTGAGCAGGAAGTACTGGATACACTGACTCTCACCGGACGTAAAGTGATATATAAGCTTGGAATCCCAAAAGGCGATAGTCATGAATGGACATCCGGAACGAAAGTGTCATTTTTTGATGAGACTTTCCAGATCATAGGGGATGTGACACAGGGAATAGAGGATATGATACCTCTTGGCTGGCATAAAATCGTAAGAGTGGAGCGGATTGAGAATGAGATTGGAACTGAATGACGCAGGGATACAGGAACTGCTCAAAGAGGTAGGCACAACTGTATGCGCTCCGATGGCAGAAAGGATTGCTTCGAGCTGCGGGGATGGATATGCATCTGATATGTATGATGCAGGCTACAGAATTGTGGCGTCTGTTTATACTGCCACAGGGGACGCAATGCGGGACAATCTTGAGAATAATACGATACTGAGGAATCTTGGAAATGCTTGAAGAAAAATTGATCCGTTATTTGGCTGAAGAGACTCGGCTGCATGTATCCAATGCAGCTCCTGAAGGTCAGAAACCAAGAGAATATATCCTTGTGCAGAGGACCAATGGAGGAAAGACTGATCATATTGCAAGCGCAACATATGCAATTCAATCAATCAGCAGAATAAGTAAGTTTAGGGCTGCTCAGATCAATGAGATCGTTAAAGGAATCATGGAGCATTTCGCGGAAGATCCTGAGATATCTAAATGCGATCTCAATTCCGACTATGATTATACGAACGTCATGACAAAAGAATACCGTTATCAGGCGGTATTTGACATAGTTTACTTTTAACGGAGGACGCAATGAATAAAGAGTATGTAACAACAGGTAAACCTAAGGTCGGTGGCGCTGTCTTCCATGCTCCGGCCGGATCCACACTTCCGACAGATGCGACGACTGCTCTGGATGCTGCATTTGCAGATATGGGCTACTGCTCCGAAGATGGTCTTAAGCAGAACGAGGAGAGAACGACAGAAGATATCAAGGAGTGGGGCGGTACGGTCGTGGATTCGAGCCAGACAGAGAAGAAGGACGAATACACAATGACACTGATCGAGT